CTGTGATGAGAGGATTTGAATCTATGTGTCACGAACTTGACATTGCCGGATGGACCGCAACTCAAGGAAACCGATCTTCCATATCATCTGACGTTGTGACTACTGACCAAATGGGAGGGTCTATTAAAAAGGCTCAAGTTGGTCACGTAATCGTATCTATTGCTAAATCACTTCAACAAAAAGAAATGAACTTAGCTACTATAGCCATCACCAAATCTCGTATTGGTAAGGATGGTATTGTGTTCGAGAACTGTAAGTTTGATAATGAAATGCTTGTTATTGACACTGAACAAAGTGTTACCTTCTTAGGTCTTGAAGAACAAAAAGAAGAAAAAAATAAGCAAAGAATTAAAGAACTTCTCGAAAGAAGAAAACAACAAACTACTTAATTAAATAAATCAAAAACTATGGATAACAACATTTTTAGTACAGCACTAAAAGACCACCGATATGTTATAAAAAGAAGCGGTGAAAAAGTCTTGTTTGAATCTGAAAAGATTAAAAATGCCGTTGCAAAGGCAATGGCGTCGGTCGGCGAAATTGACATCGAAATGGCTGAAAAAATTGCCAGACTGACCAGAAGAAGTCTTTTTAAAGGTGATAAAAATAGGGTTCCTCACGTGGACGAAGTTCACGATATGGTGGAAAACAAATTGATGGACAACGGGTTAAACGATGTGGCAAAAGAATACATCATCTATCGTTCAAAGCATCAACCAAATATATTTCAGAAAAGAGTTAATCTAAAACCTTATGAATACCCTGATTTGGGTGAATACGTTGATGCGATTAGACACTCTTATTGGGTTCACACTGAGTTTAACTTCACTTCAGACATTCAAGACTTCAAAGTACATTTGTCAGAAAAAGAACAAAGTGCAGTACAAAGAGCGATGTTGGCTATTTCACAAATCGAAATTGCCGTTAAAACTTTTTGGGGTGACATATACAAAAGACTACCAAAACCTGAAATTGGAAACGTAGGTGCAACATTTGCGGAGTCAGAAGTAAGACACGCAGATGCTTACTCACATTTAATTCAATTACTTGGTTTGAATAGTGAATTTGAAAACTTGTTAGAAATTCCGGCAATTCGTAGACGAATCAAGTATCTAGAAAAAACAATTGCAAATTCTAAATCTGTGGACAACCAAGACTACTTTGAGTCTGTAGTTTTGTTTTCTATGTTCATTGAGAACGTATCACTATTCTCACAGTTTTTAGTTATTATGTCATTTAATAAACATAAGAACGTTTTAAAAGGGATTAGTAATGCTGTAGAAGCAACATCTAAAGAAGAAAATATTCACGCAGAATTTGGATTTGATTTGGTGAACATAATCAAAAAAGAAAATCCTTCTTGGTGGAATAACGAATTGGTTGAAGATTTGATTGATGCTACCCGCGATGCTTATGAAGCAGAGTGTGAGGTTGTTGATTGGATTTTTGAAAAAGGTGATTTGACATTCCTAACAAAAGCACAAACTATGGAATTTATTAAACATAGATTCAATACCTCCTTGAATTCTATCGGAATAGATAGTATATTTGAAGTCAATCAACCTTTGTTGGAGACTACTGAGTGGTTCGATGATGAAATTCTGACAACCAAACATACTGACTTTTTCCATAAGAGAAGTATCAATTACAGCAAGAAGTCCAAGTCAATAACAATGAATGATTTATTTTAATTTTATATATGGAAACAAGAAAACCTTTTGATTGGATTAACGAAGAGTCTATTACTTTTCTTCGTAGAGGATATTTGAGTGAGGGTGAAGAGCCCTTGGAGAGAATCAGAACTATTGCGGACCACGCTGAAAAACTTTTGGGTATGGAAGGGTTCGCAGATAAGTTCTTTGATTATATGGGAAAAGGTTGGTATTCTTTGTCCTCACCCGTTTGGGCTAACTTCGGTAAGAAAAGAGGTCTCCCTGTAAGTTGTTTCGGTTCTAACATTGGTGACAATATTGAATCAATTCTATTTACACAAGCAGAGGTTGGTGAGATGAGTAAAATGGGGGGTGGTACCTCAGGTTACTTTGGTAACATTCGAGGACGTGGTGCTGAAATTACAGACAACGGTCACGCACCTGGATCAGTTCACTTTATGAACTTGTTTCAAAGTGTTGTAGATAACATATCACAGGGTTCTACCCGTAGAGGTCGTTTTTCACCTTACCTTCCTGTTGAACATCCTGACATTATGGAGTTTTTGGAAATTGGTACCGAAGGATTCCCTATTCAAGATTTGACACACGCGGTTACTGTGAGCGATAAGTTTATGGAGGATATGATTGCAGGTGACAAAGAAAAAAGAGCAATTTGGGCAAAGGTAATTCAACGTAGAGGAGAAATTGGATATCCATATATTATGTTCTCTGACACTATGAACAAAAAAGCCCCTGAGGTTTACAGAGATAAGGATATGAAAATTTACAATTCAAATCTTTGTTCTGAAATCGCACTTCATAACTCAGAGGACGAGTCTTTTGTATGTGTATTGTCATCTATGAACCTACTTCACTACGATGAGTGGAAAGACACTGATGCTGTTGAATTGATGATTTATTTCTTGGATGCGGTTGTTACTGAATTTATCAGCAAAATTGATGACCTAAGATATAACGGTACTGTTGAAGGACAAAGAGCATTCTTCTACCTTGAAAGAGCATATAATTTTGCTGAGAGACAAAGAGCGCTTGGATTAGGTGTATTGGGATGGCACTCACTTCTTCAGTCTAAGGGACTTCCTTTTGACAGTAAGGATAGTGCAAAATTGAACATTGAAGTGTTTAAACTTATCAAAGAAAAGTCATACGAGGCTTCGGCTAAATTGGCTGAAATTTTTGGTGAACCTGAAACACTTGTTGGGTATGGAAGAAGAAACGTTACCCTAAACGCAATTGCACCTACAACATCCTCGGCTTTTATCTTGGGTCAGGTATCACAATCAATCGAACCTATTTGGTCTAATGCTTACGTTAAGGATGTGGCAAAATTGAAGGTCACTATCAAGAATCCTGTTCTACAAAAGTTATTAGCAGATATGAAGAAAGACACCAAGGCGACTTGGGATAGTATCAAAAAACACGATGGTTCGGTTCAACACCTTGATTTCTTGTCTGATGAACAGAAAGAAGTTTTCAGAACTTTTGCTGAAATCAATCAGTCTACGATTATTAACCAAGCTGCGGTACGACAAGATTTCATAGACCAAGCTCAATCTTTGAACTTGATGGTTTCACCTGATATGCCAACCAAGGATGTTAATAAACTTCTTATAGATGCGTGGATGTTGGGAGTAAAAACACTTTATTACCAACACTCTATGAACTCGGCACAGGCATTTGCAAGAAAAAAATTGAATCTAAATGATTTAGTTTGTACTTCTTGTGAAGCGTAAAAACAAGAAATTGTAATTAATTAATAAACCCATCGAAATCGATGGGTTTTTTTGTTTCTAAAAAAAATATCGGGAATATATTTATGGGATATGGCAGACGGGCAAACATACGGTATTAATTTTCCATTTAGGGACAGTCCTGTTGGGGATTACTTATCTCTTTCTGTTACAACAGAGCAAGAGATAAGAAGTAACCTCTTACATCTCCTATTAACAAGGAGAGGTAGTAGATATTATTTACCTACTTTTGGTACAAGACTCTATGAGTTTATTTTTGAACCTTTAGATGGTCCATCTTTTGAGGCAATTAAATCTGACATCAAAGATGCTGTAGCTGAATTCATACCAAATCTCACAATAAATAACATCTCAATTACTCCATATACTGATGATGCAGAACTCATTGGTGATTTAAACATTTCTAATTTAGGTGTTGGAGGGGTTTATAGAGTACCGGGGAGAGGAACTGAAGAGTATACCGCTAAAATTAGAATAGACTTTATAACGGACGACGCTGCTTTCGGACAGAGAGATTTTGTAATCATCAATATTTAATAACAAATGGCAAACAGAAGAATTTCTTATACTGAAAGAGACTTTGAGGGTCTACGTCAAGACCTTATCAACTATACTCAACAATATTATCCTGACACGATTGATAACTTCAACGATGCGTCGGTATATTCAGTATTCTTGGATTTGAATGCTGCTATCGGTGATAATCTACATTATCACATTGACAGAAGTATCCAAGAAACGGTTCTTCAATATGCACAACAAAGGTCATCTATTTACAACATCGCCAGAACGTATGGTTTGAAAATACCTGGTAACCGTCCATCGGTTGCTTTAGTTGATTTATCAATTACTGTCCCTGCATTTGGTGACAAAGAAGATACAAGATATTTGGGAATTTTAAGAGCAGGTTCACAATTCTTAGGTGCAGGACAAATATTTGAAAATGTTTTTGACATAGATTTTTCTTCACAGTACAATAACCAAGGTTTTCCAAACCAAACTAAAATACCAAACTTTGATTCTAACAATAGATTGGTTAATTATACAATCACTAAAAGGGAGGCTGTAGTGAATGGTGTTACTATTCAAAAAAGTAGTCAATCCGTCAGACGTTAGACCTTTTTACGAGTTTTTCTTACCTGACAGAAATGTTTTATCTGTGACTTCGCTTATTCAAAAAGACGGAACAACTTATCAAACAACACCTACTTATCAAGAATTTTTGAATCCGGCAAACAGATGGTTTGAAGTTGATGCGTTGGCTGAGGATACTGTATTTGTGGAAGACCCAACAAAACCAAGTGACAGACCTGGTATCAAAGTAGGTAGATACATTAAAACTGATACGAGATTTATTACAGAATTTACACCCGAAGGTTTTTTGAAATTAACCTTTGGTAATGGTACTACAACACCTGAACAACAATTAGCTCAGTTTTCGAGAACTGGTGTTCCATTAAGAATTCAGGATTATCAAAATAACATTGGACTTGGTACAACAGTAAAACCTAATACCACTTTATTTGTTCAATACAGAAT